CTCTGACCGCAAGGTTCGGGTTGAGAACCTGCACGCCCCAGAGAGCATCGAGGGCAACCTTGACCGTGGACGTGTCTCCCTCGTACCAGAGACGGCTACGGATGGAGAGGTTCGTCACCGGATCGGCAACGGTGGCGATCTGCGCTCCGAGCCGTCCGCCCATGTCGCTCAGCGGGGCCATGGCGAGCGCGAAGGCGTGGCGGTGGAACGCGATGCACTGGTTCTTCGTCGCTCCCGTCCCGGAAGGCAGAATGACCGTCACAAGGGCGTTTGCGAGGTTATTCTTAGCAAGCGCCGGGTAGATCCCCACGGTCGTAGCGCTGTTGATCTCCACGTCCGCCGTCACACAATACTGCTGAGCGTCTCCTGTAATTTTGATGATGTCGCCGATCTTGAGCGTCTGGGTGTCTGTCAGCGACTTGATGACGATGGACGTGGCACCCTTGTCGGCGTTGGCGTTGAGTGCCCCGGCGGTGTCGGCCATCGCACCGGACGTATGCGCGGGCGTGTTCTGGTTCGCGAAGAACTCGAATCCGTAGCGCGTTCCGAGGGTACCCCGAAGCTGGGTATCGACGCCCACCTGACCGGCCCCGTCAGCAGTAGCGAACGCGGACAGCGCGAGAAGCCCGGCCTCTACGTCACCGTCAACCATGAAGTGAAGGTCATTCATCGGCACCTTGTTGTTGAAAAGCGCCCTGCGCACTCCGGTAATGTCCGCTACTACAGGAGTGCCGCTGATGCCCTCCTTCCAGGGGATTTTCTTGTACAGACCAACAAGGCTCAAATCGATGGCGTCCGCGAGCGCATAAGCCGCAGGTGTGATGTGGTCGGTGATAATCTTCTCTTTCGTGAAGGTCAGTTCCTTGTCTGTCAGACTGAACTTGACCTCCTTCCACGTGTCGAGCGTGATGCTCACATTCTCCGGCGTAAGTTCCTGTGTCGTTCCGCCGGTGCTGGTGTTCACCTCCGTGGCCTCGAAGACCGAGGGGCGCGTGATGTTAATGACGCTGCCCTTCTGCTGAGGGTTAGGATCGTATCCGCGATGGACGCGACCGGCCATACCGAGAGCCTTATTGAGAGAAATCAGCGCTTCCTGCGCGTAAAAAATAGGGTCGTAATTTCCAAGGGTGTTGCTCATTTATTTTTTCCTCCTCAAATTTTAGTTTTATTCCGTGGCGATCTGAAGCTCCTGCCCGGCTTTCTGTGCCGCTTCACGCGCGGCCCTGTACTTCATGGGGTCTTTCGCATCCGCTCTTGACAGGACAAACGTCCCGCTTCTCGGAGCAGACTGATTCGGAGAGAACCCTCCTCCGCTTGCTCCCGTACCTTCAAACGCTCTCGCGAAAATATCCGAGTCGCGCATTTCGGATACGAGGTCTTTGATTCCGATAAACTCTCCCTTGCTGTTCATCCGGGGAGTTCCTTCCTTTCCAATAACACGGACAAGGTACTTCCCGTCCTCCTCAACAACCTTCACAGAAGCCTTCACGTGAGGTAGTAGGAGCTGAGGAATTCCACGAGCCGAAGCTATCGCTTCCGTTGCAGCAGCATCCACAAGATACGACTCCAAAGTTTCTTTCATTTTCTGTACTGCTTCGTCTCTGGACGCAAGTTCTTTCTTGTGGTTTTCGATGAGTTGAGCCTTGAGCTTATCCCATTCACCCTTCTGCTCCAACTTGTTTTTTTCTGCTTCTTCCTGAAGCCTCACCAGTTCGGCGATTTCATCCGGGCTTTTCCCAAGCCCTTCATATTTACGCACAGCCTTTTCGTATTCAGAACGTGCCTTCCTCTCTTTTTCAAGAGCGGACTTCAGCCCGTTCGTATCCTCAAGACCGTCAATCGAAAGGACGTACCCGCCATCCTTTTCCTCGTAAAGCCCCTTGATTCCCTCGTCAAGGCTTCCCCATTCGTCCGCTGTTACCTTCAATTTAAGGCTCACTTACAATCACCCTCCCGGTGAAAAAGCTCCCCGGTATCACACCGGGGGCAATAAAAAACCGCCCCTTTGGAGGTGGTCTGGCTTACTGGCGTTTCCTTTTCTGAGGTCGCATTTTCGACTCTCTCAAGGGGAGTTTTTTAATTCGCT